GCTTTAGAAGCACCTGTAGCAGTAACAGAGCTAAGAAGCGTAACGGGAGCAGTTAAAGAAGACATTATTTACCTCGTCCAGACTTTTTCATCATATTAGTAGCTGTGCGACCACCACGGGTAGGCATGGCTCTAGGCTTGCCAACAGCAATCATTATTGACAAAGGCATTCCTTTTTTAGAATCCTTTTTAGCCGCTTTGGGACTAGACATTTTTGGTGTTTTTCCGTACATGATTTTTCCTTATCGAACTAGCTTGGTTGCAACAAAAGAAATGATACCGCCAATAACAGAGGCGATAGCCATTCCTACGAAAAAGCCACCTTTAGATTTGTTAGCCATCTCTAAAAGCGTTTTAATATCTTGGCGAAGTGCTTGAACTTCTACCTGTAAAGCCTCAACTTGAGCTTCAAGTTTACCAAATTCTCGTGGATCAATTTCCGACATTTGAAACCTCTTTTTTTGGTCTGCCCAACTTAGGTTTGTCTTCCTTTGGAGTTTCCTCAACAAGAACGTATCCTTGATGACCTTTCATGCTATCAATATCATGCTGATAGGTGAAAGTTATTAGAGTACCAGACTGTAAACAACGAAAAGTAGCCATAAAAAACTCCAAAAAAAGGGGGGTATTAGCCCCCTTTAATTACACTGCACGACCAATAATTAAGGTCAATGTAGTTGATGCCAAGTCTACAGAACCTGCTGTAGGGTTGTAAGTCACGATAGTAACTGTATTAGCGGCTGAAACATAGGCTCTACGAACCAAACCTGCCTCATCAACGCCAATTGCCATACCAATAACCATATCACCCAAAGCAACGCCTGGAACTGTAACTGTATCTGTAGCGGTTGCAGTAGTAGCTACTGATGCGCTATTGAGAGTACATGAAACGTCCCAAGTGTCTGTAAACAAACCACGGAATTGGTCATTACCCCTGCGGGAAACGACTGCTGTTGCTGCTGCCATAATAAATCTCCTTGATGTAAAAAATCCCCCCACCGATTAAGGCGAGGGGAAAAGGCAACTATTAGGCTGGAACTGCTAACGCAAATGCGCTAGAAGACAAAGCTGCACCAGTTGTGGCGGCTGCACGAAGTGCTTTCACACCATACAAAGTATCAGATGTAAACAAAGTAGCCAAGTAGTCTTGTTTGTACTGAGTCTGTGAACGGATACCAATTTGCTCAACCAGAACCATAGAGTCCTTGTGACCCATCAAGCAGATACGATCTGTTGCAGTGTTACCTGCGCCAGTATCAGCATTGCTAGATGTGAACACGGGGATACCATATAGGTTGCCGATTTCACCAGTGCGGATTGCATTACCATTACCCACAAAAGCCTGTTCTGTGTAACGGGAAAGACCCATCAACGTATTGCGGCTTGAAGGAGGAATGATAAAGAAACGACCATCCATAGGAGTGTCATTGTCATCCAAACGCTGAATGGTTCTGCGAATAGCGGCATCAGTCAAAGCGGAAGCATTGGAAGATGTGCTGTTGTAAGCAGTAGTACCATCACCGCCAATGAAGGCTTTGGTGGTTGTATTGCTTGTTGCGTAGTCGTTAGTACCGACAGTAGCACCATTGAATGCACGACCCAATTGGATCAAGCTAGTGTCTACTTGCTTGGCAAGCGCATAGCCAGCATCAGCAGTGTAGAACTGGCGCAAGCTGTTCAAGGCTTGTGCTTCAACGATGTCCTCAATGAAACGTGAATATTCAAAGTGTTGGTTAATAGACACTTGAATTTCTGTCTCAGTATCGGCAATCAGAGTCACGGCAGTAGATGCCGCTTTTGCTGAAGCTGAACCACGGGTAGGTGCGGGAATGTGAACTACATCGCCCTTCTTACCTTTGAAATTCATCTTCATTACGATGTTAGCCAAAACAAGATTTTTCTTGTAAGCGGCTATGATTTCATCTGACCAGATTTCTGGGATGAACGTTGCTGCGGTGGTTACTGTTACCGCTGGTGTTGGATATGCCATGATTAAATCTCCTAAAGTTTAACGAACCCGACCCTCTTGATATGCCGCCATGATCTCGTCACTTAGTGCATCATACCGATTTGGGTCTTGCATTTTGAGCCGAATAAGGTCAGCCCTTCTGTATACTTTCTTTGATGATTCACCAGAACCACCTACATCAACACCTACTGCTTTTAAGTTCTGCTTGCGAGTTACCTCGCCATCATCACTCGTTTGCTTCTGTTTAACAGAACGTAGCTGTTTATAGGTAGATAGCAATTCATTGGCTGAGTCGAAATCATATCCAGAATCGGCTTGCTCAAAAATCTTAATGCGAATAGGGCTAGATTTAACCCAATTTGCAAAGTCCTGATCTTTGGCGATGTCTCCAAAGTCGGGATGTTCTTGCGCTAACCTTTGCTGAATTTGCGCCCTTTTCATCTCTTGCGTTATTTGTCGTGCCGCTAGGATGTCAGGGTGATTATCAACAGTCCTTTGAACTGCCTTCTGTGGATTCTCAAAGAAATCTACTTCAGGCTCTTCCTGTCTAGTCTGTTGTCGTGAACCAAGGTTCTGTTTGATAAGTTCATCGGCTAACTTTCTGACCTCGCCTACTTCCTGTGCTTGCTTTCCAATTAGCTTTTCAGCCTCTTGGTGCATCTTCACAATCTCGTCTAAACTTTTTTCCCTGTATTTCTCAGGAAGTTCAGGCTTTTGCTCGATCTTCTGCTCTTCGATCTCTAACTCACCCAACTCTTCTTTGTCATCATCAATCAACATACTTTTTCCTTTTCCTGCCGTTGTTCGGTTGTAGGAGATTCAACTCGGCATAATTGCTTATGAGTTGAGTTTCTGCTCGGCTTTTAATCTATCTAAGTGACTTTTCTCGAACCTTCCATGCGCTGATGGAAACGTCCCAGACCACCCTTCTAGCTTAAAAGCTGGTGCAGATAAAATGCGATGAGTCTCCTCACCACAATCACACACAAGACTTGTTGACTCATAATCAACAAATCTATCTGTCTTATGCCCGTTTATACAGGCAAATTCATACATTCTTCTCATTTAAGTCCTCAAATGCTCTTTCGCTGACTTGTTTCAAGTTTTTCAGCCAAATAAGTATAGATAACTCGCCTTTTCTGAATTGTAAACTTTTTTCGTCTGCAATTGTTAAGATATTATTTAAAGGCTCTATCATTTTGTCAACATCTTCCATCAATTCTACCCACCCTTGAGTGGACATCATGGAAAATCTCTCTTCGTAGTACTTCTGAAGTTCTGGATTCATGCTCTAGTCATCTGCTTTTCAACAATCTTAGCCTTGTTCTGAATATCAGCTTCTTTAAGCATCAATTCAGCAACTTTGACACGCTTATCAAACTCTCGTGAAGCCAAAGCATCGTCAGTTGGGAGGTTCTTGGTGTTAGCCGCCATGCTCTTTGCTTGCAATTCAATAGGCATCAATTGCGCTTCAGTCAATAACTTTTGCGCTTCAGCCTTGTTCTGCTCTGCTTGCGTAGTTTGGACAGCAATCTGAGCTTGAGCCAGTTGCATAGCCATTTGTTGTTGCATCTGAGCCGCTTGTTGAGCTTGTGGGTCAACTTGAGACATCTTGTCTAGCATCTCAATCAATTCAAATCTGTTTGACAGAGAAGAATTAGCCATGATGCCCTTCAAAATGATAGGCAAAACAGGTGTATTAGGGCCAAGAGTCTGCAACAAAGCGATGAACTGTTGTTGCTCATGCTCTCTAGCAATGATTCCAAGCGCAGCCGTAGGAATGAACTTCATGTCCACAGTAGGGTAACGCTCTGGATCGAACTGCATATAACGATAAGCGGCTTTGGTGATGAAGGGGATCATAAAATCCTCTTGGAAGTTCACCAAGGTACGCTTGTATTTCTTGATAATCGAGGCAGTAGCCATCGAAATGCCGCCCTGACCCGCATCTCTGGAGACAGCAGTAACCATTCCCTGTGAGTCTAAAGTTCCTGTTGCCATCAAAAGCATACGTTCAAACTCTTTGGCAGTTGTCAGGTTAGAACCATCAGTATTACCGAACTTGAACGGGAACAGAATCTCATTGGGATTGCCGTTTGTCAGGATTGCCTTGCCTGGCTTGACTTCAAACTTAGCACCCCGTGGGAGGCGGGTAGCATCCATAGCCATCATTGGGCTAGTTGTCAGAGCTAGTGAATCTAAGTGTGAACGAACTTGGGCATCTATGGCTTTTTGTGAGTTGTAAGCCTTTTCAACAGTACCACGACCCAACAAGCGATTAGGAACTGTATCGTCCTGATAAGCAAGGATTGGGCGGTCTTTCATCATGTATGGGTTCTTTTCAGCTTTGAGAAGAACACCATCATTGGCGATAACGACAATAGCCTCAACCAAGTCGGAATACTCATCCTGAATACTGTCTTCAGGGAATAAGTCTTCTGCTTCGCCATCTTCTTCGTTTTCTAGTTGCTCAAGATACTCTCTAGGAACTAAACCATAGTAAGTCAAAAGTTTAACTTTATCGTCTTCGTACTGAGAAACTTCTTGGGTAGGCTCTAAGTCTGTATCCATAGAGTCAGTACCGACCTTTACCTTGCGGTAGATGCCTTCTTCTTGACCTTTTACGATCTTGTGGATGGAGACATACTTCTCAATAGCCACACCCATACAGTCATCAATAGATGTGCCATTAGGGTCAAACAAGAAGTTACGGGGGTTTACAGGAACAATCTTGACTGCAATGCGGTCTTGTTCTACCACTCCGATAGCCGCTTGTCCTATTTGACCAGGTATTGCCTGAGTGCTAGGAACAAAGACTTTCTCTGTTTTGACAACAATCTCACCGATACCCGTACCATAAATCTCAGCCAACAGTTCAATCTGGTCAATAGACTTGCGAATCTTGTCTACTTTGAAGTCTTCCATCAGTTGTGCTTTGATAGCAGCAACATCTAGGGGGCTACCATTGACATCACGAATATCGTCTTGAATGTCAAAGAACTCACCTTGACCAAAGATGGCTTCCATGATCTCAGCATGGCGTGTCTCTACGGCTTGTTGGGTAGCGGGGGTAACGATACGGCTACGCTCGGACTCACGGGTTTTATCTTGGGCATCCCACTCACCATTGAAGATGCGCTCGTACTCTAGCCAATCATCAAGGCAATTGACATCTCTCCAATCCCTCCATCTATCACAATGGTTGACAACAAAGTTAACT